TATAATATACCTTGTGGTTGTGAAAGAAGAAAAGAATTATTAAATAAATGGTTTCCCTATGGTAACAATAAATGACATACTAGATCCAATAGATGTAGGTACTTTTTTTAAAGAGTATTGGAAAAGAAAACATCTTGTTATTAGAAGAAATAAATTTAAAAATTTATTTAATTTTAAACTACTAGATACTTACTTAAACAAGTACCCTCATGTTAGAAGTCTACAGATATTAGACTATGACGATAAAGATACTAGATGGTGTTTAGATAAACACAAAAAACTAAAACAACCTATGTTGAGTAAACAAGAGGTATATGAACTGTGGAGAAAAGGTAAATCATTTGTTATACCTTTTGCAGACTACGAACATAAACCTTTAGTTGATATATGCTTTGAGCTAGAAAGATATTTTTCTCATGGCCAATGTAATATATATGCTTCACCTAAAGCAGGATCAAAGAGTTTTCCACCTCACAAAGATGGTACAGAAAACTTTTTGTTTCACACTGAAGGTAGAGTTAAATGGACTTTATATAAAGACTTTGATAACAAAGAAATACTAGAAGAAATAACTTTAGAAGCAGGTGATTTACTTTACATACCTATTGGTATGTGGCATAAGGTAGATGCACCTGGTGCTAGGATGCTTATTAGTATTCATTTTGCTAATAAAAAAGATCAAGCGTTAGATAAGTTTAACATAAGTTCGTTAAGCGAAAACAATAGAAATAAATGGTATAACTGGTTACCAGATATGCCTAAACAAAAAAAGAAAAGACCTGTAAGACTTATGAACAAATCTAGATGGTCTAAACCTTACTTTAATAAAAAAATATGAAAGCAGGAAAAATATGGGGTAAAACAGAAATGGTCCATAAAAATGGAGTATTAGAGTTTCACCGAATAGAATTTAATAAAGGATTTAAATGCTCTGAACACGAGCATAGATTTAAATGGAACGGATTTTTTGTTGAGTCTGGCAAAATGCTTGTCAGAGTTTGGCAAGAAGATCAAGGCTTGTTAGATGAAACAATACTTGAAGCAGGTGATTTTACTATGGTCAAGCCTGGTAAGATACATCAGTTTGAAGGTATTGAAGATGGTGTAGCTTTTGAATTATATTGGGCTGAGTTTAATCACGATGATATAATTAGAAGAACTGCAGGTAAGAAGATATGAGAGACATAGCTGTAGTAATACCAGCAAGACTTAATAGTACTAGAATCAAACATAAAATGTTGATGAAGTTCGATGACGAACCTTTGATACGTCTTGTGTTTGATAAAGTACGTATGCTAGGTTTTGATACGTTTGTAGCTACTGATAGCAAGCGTATTGCAAAACATATACCTAACAAATGGTGTATACAAACAGGTAAAGCTGACAATGGTACACATAGATTATCTAAACGCGCTGTATTAGATTTAGTTAGTAACTATGATTACATATTAAACATACAAGGAGATATGATAGACATAGGCTACGAAACAATACAACCTATTAAAAAAAGATTATTAGGATCAGTTGATCCTGGTTTATGTTTAACAGCTTATACTAAAGGCGCTAAACCTAATGATGTAAAAGTTATACATCAAAATGGTAAAGCAATGTGGTTTACAAGAGCTCCAATAGGTTATGGTGATAGACATTTAGGTATATATGCTTATCAACCTTATATGTTAAAAGCATATAGAGCCATGAAAGATAAATACACACAAGAAAACCTAGAACAAAATAGAATACTAGGTTCTTACGATATAGAAGTAATTGAAACTAAATATAATGGAATTGAAATCAACACAGAAGAAGATCTTAATAGCTGGGCCTTGCAGCCTGGAAGGTAGAATACAAGCACATAATATAGCTGATGTATGTAGATCATTAGCAGACAAGTATGGCTTTGATTATTATTTTAAAGCATCGTTTGACAAAGCTAATAGAACGTCTGTAAACTCTAAAAGAGGTATTGGTATAGATAAAGCTATAGAGATATTTGTTGAGTTAAAAGATTTAATGGGTTGTAAGATTACCACAGACATACACGAACCTTGGCACGCACAGAAACTAGCTGAAGCTAATGCTGTAGACATTATACAGATACCAGCTTACTTATGTAGACAAACTGATTTATTAGTTGCAGCAGGTAATACGTTTGATACTGTTAATATAAAGAAAGGACAGTTTGTAAATGGTAGCAGTATGATACATGCTATAAACAAAGTTAAAAGTACAGGTAACAATAAAATAATGTTAACCGAAAGAGGTAGTATGTTTGGTATGGGTGATCTTGTTGTAGATCCTAGACAAATAGTTGATATGAAAGAATTAGGTGTACCAGTTATAATGGACTGTACTCACTCTACACAAAGACCAAATTCAGGCGGTACAACAGATGGTCAACCTAAGTATACTTTACCTATAGCTAAGGTTGCTAAAGCATTAGATGTTGATGGTTACTTTTTTGAAGTACACGAAAATCCTAGTGCTGCTTGGAGTGACGGATCTAATATGGTACGTTTAGATAAATTTGAAGAAATACTAAAACAATTATGAGAATATTTATAGGGCACGATAGTAAGTTTCCACAAGCAACTCAAGTTTGTAGAAAATCTATGTTAGACTTTAATAAACAGTTAAAGATATACTACTTAGACAAAGCTAAATTAAAACATACAGATGTATACGGTAGAGAAGATGTAGCTGGTGAATCAACAGAGTTTTCGTTTACCAGGTTTTACGTGCCTTTGTTATGTGGATATGACGGTATAGCAATGTTTTGTGATAATGATTTTTTATGGCAATGTGATCCTATGGAGTTAGTAAGCTACTTAGGTGATAATGATATAGCTGTAGTAAAGCATGAATATTATAATGTTACTGGAACTAAAATGGACGGTGTAGAAAACAAGTCTTATCCTAGAAAAAACTGGTCAAGCTTAGTTATTTTTAATTGTTCTAAATTAAAACATCTAACAAAAGAATATTTAGACAAAGCAAAACCATCAGAGCTACATGAATTAAGATGGGCAGAGAGTATAGGTGATATACCTAAAGAATATAATTGCTTAGTAGGTCATTATGAGTGTAACAATGCTAAAGCATTACATTATACTAACGGTGGACCTTGGTTTGATAAATTTAAAGGAGCAGAAAAATCATTAGCATGGTGGACAGTATACAAAAACTTGTAAAAAATAAATCAGTATTATTCGTTGGTAACTCAGTTGAGATGATGGAACATGATCTTGCTGAGTTTATCGACGGGTTTGATATTGTTGTTAGATTTGGTAGAGCTATATCAGCCAACGAAACACAACAAAAACAGTTAGGTAGTAAATGTGACATATGGATAACAGGTCAGTTTAGAGCTCCTGAGTGGCACAAGAATAGAAAAAACTTTGAAACAGGTAAGTATAAAAACACTAAGATCTTAGTTAATAGATGTAGAGGTAATTTTATATTAAAAGAGTGGAAGTTAGAAGAACATTTACCTAAGAACATGCCTTATGAGTTTATGTATTCAGATCAGGAGATTATAGATCTTATGAAGAATAGGTTTAATAAAGATATGATCGATACTAGTGAGTATAGACCTAGTGCAGGTTTTATAAGTCTTATATGGTTTATAGAAAAAATAAAAGTGTATAAAGATATACACTTAATAGGTTTTGATTTTTTTGCTAAACAAACTAATATAAAACCAAGAGACAAACAAGGGATTGAAAGTGGTTGCAAACCTCATAGCTGGCATTTACCAGTATATGTTTTAAAAAGACCAGCTCATGATTCTAAAATGGAGCAAAAATATGTTAAGCAGCTAGAAAAGAATAAGCTGTTACATTGGTATATATTAAGTGATCTTGAGGAAGGTGTTGTGAAATACAACGGTTGGATGAAAGGTGAAAAGATTATATCGTCTATACCTAAAAAGACTAAGATATCAAAAATTTAGCTATAACTTCAGCTACAACTTCAACACATAATAATAATATAATAGGTAGTATATATTCCCACCAGTCATATTTACCATTATTATTTAAATCAAAGAATTTCACTTCTTAATTTTTTCAACAGCAGATATACCGAAGCAGCCTAATGTAACCCATACAAATGAGTTATAAACTACTTCATTTATAATAAGATCTTTATCTGCTATCAAGCTTGTCATCAAGTCAGCTACAGCAAATAATACCATTACTATAAAGGATGCAAATCCTATTATATTCTTCTCGTTAATTTCGTTTTTATCTTGAAATAATTTCCACATATCTTAACATTTCCATCTACGTCTAGCGGCTTTACCTCTTGGTCCAGTCCAACCTTTTGATCTAGCGCAGAATGATTTTCTTCTTTTAGCAGCCTTGCTACCTTTTTTAACTTTACCTGTTACAGCTGTTTTTAATTTACTACCAGGATTTTTAGCTCTATAAGCTTTTACACCTTTAGATGTCATACCTGCACCTTCTTTTGTTGTGCGGAAGTTACGACCTTTACCTTTAGTAGTTTTTCTTACGTCAGGTTTTCTTTTTCTTTTCTGTGCAACAGAGCTAGCTAATTCTTCTTTGTTATCTTTTGTATACTTTCGGTCAGCTCCCGCATGTACTATCTTTTCTTTTTTACTACCTTGCTCACCTCTA